CACCAACATGTCTCCCGTCCAATAAGAATGAACTAAAGCAACACCAGCCAACGGAGTAGGGAAATAAGTAACAGGAGGACCCGAAGTAGAGTAACAATAGGTTGGACGCACTCCAATAGAGAAGAAACGCGTTCCTTTAGTGAGTGCAGTCGTAATCGGAGCACCGATAACGATTGGGCCTTTAATCTTACAAAGAGTTGAAAAGGCCATCTCATCAAGCGTCCCCAGCCCATACGCGGGCGATAAAGCCAACGATTGCGACTGGGAAGCTCCGAGTACAATAGCTGTTGACTTTCCGTCCTTCTGAGAATAATTGTCACAAGTACGATTAGTAATAAAGATATTATTCTCAGTACCGGGAGGTTTTGAGAAACCAAACCAAGCAAGAACATCGCCAGCAGTCCCAGCAATCTTCGAGAACAAGGTAACCTCATCACCTAACACAGGAGTCCAACCTGCAAAGTTCATCGCGCCTTTAGCCAACGCTTTGGCAAAAGTCGACAACGTACCTCCTTCTTTCTTTTCCTCAACGAAATTGCCCGATAAGAGAATCGTCATACCCTCAAAAACGGGCTCTTCCAATGACATATAAACGCAAACGCTAACTGTAGGAGCAACCCCAGTACCACTAATTAAAGTGTTATAAGGAATAACTTCCATAGCGTAAGAACCGTGAGTATAAGTCGAATCAAAAGAATACCATCCGTTAGGAGTACAAACTGGCAACTCAAGATCATAAGTAGCCGATTTTGAAGGATCCACAATCACATGAGGAACAACTTTCGCATTAACAGTGTTGCCAAGAGCAACAGCAGCATAAGGAGTTCCAAGCATAGGAGATTTCACGTAAGGCGTAAAGGCCACCACCAATTGGCCAGCAGCCACTGGTGAACCTTGCACCACTACTTTAATCTTAATCTTTCCTTTAAAGTAAAGAAAATTCTGAGTTTTTGCAACCATTTGCGACGTAAAAGCCGCTCTCCAGGTAGCAATCAAGTCAGAACTAAACAAACTATATACGGACGCATTCGTCCAATCCAAGTGGTATATTTTTACTGGATGGTTCACAAACTCGTTAAAGTCTGACTTCACTAATCCAATCGGATCAACTCTACCACGCAAAGCGATCGTATCTATAAGCGACATGTCCTCAACGACTGTCGCATTGGCTCCCATCTCAACGACAGTGCCTGAAGTATCATTTGTATTAAATTCTGCAGAGAAGTTATTAAAAAGTGAAAGCTTCTCCAAACTAACACCAGTTGAAACATATAAAAACGTTAACAGCAGGGTCGTGTACATAAATTACATATGAGACAAGATTACATATATACACCATGCATATCCACTAACGGAGTTGCTTGAATCGGAAGACTCTCTCCCGGCCAAATGTCAGTATCTTGTGTTTAGGTATAAAATACCATGCACATTCAACATCGTCGGGACTAGTATTATAAAGGCTCTTCAGCCAAACATGGTAACACTAACAAACTAACAAACTAACAATCCACCTAATGTGGAATCTAACACGCAAAAGTCTTAAAAGAACCATCCAAAAACTCTGAAACGAGAGTGGAATAATCCAACAAAACAAGCACGGCGCTCATCTGATGCTTCGAAAAGAGACCTTTCAAAAAATCCTGCATCCAGTCGAAATATACACGACCATGCAAGAAAGCTTCTCTCTGACACCCTCGGGCCACGTCAACAAGACGTTGAGCCGAAGGAACTCCAATATCCTCGTCTTCGAAACACAAGGGTTTAAGAATGGAGTTCTTTTCCAGGGGTGCAAGATAGTAGCCAAATTCGCCCTGAACGAATTTTCTCTTGACAAAGGTGAGGTCACTGAGTTCCATAACTTTTTGAAACTCCCCGCTCTTGAATACAGGAGTAGCAACGTAACCCCAAGAGTGATACAAAGGAGCAATGGTGATCATGTTAAATTGCTCAAAAACACGATCAGAAACACCACTTCCATTGTCGTCACCCACCGTCGCAGCGTGTACGTGGTTCTTAAACTCGCTCAAATCTACGTCAGTCACCAATACGGCAAAAGCCATCCTCATTAGAATGGAATTAACCACACTATTCAAAATCAAAGTGACAATAACGCCACTCGGCATCCCCTTAAGCTTTATGGCGACATCGTTCATGTAAAACAACACCTGTAAACACAAAGTGTTGAACAACATATAAACAATCTCCGCTTCCTGCTGTAAATAACCGAGCTTCAAACTCAACGAATAGAAAAAGAAAGCAACAATCTTAAACATCGGATTATCATGACTCCCGTCGAAAGTCGAAAAATCCATGTCGAAAACACGCGTTCCAAGGGCCGTCAAGTACGCAGCCAACTCAGTCCACTGCTTTGAACCTGCATTCATTTGACCAAAACACTCGCTCAAAAAGGGATGATCAAGTAAATAGGTTATAAGTGGCATGACGTACATACGAAACACGACGTTATAGTGAAAATCCAACACACTAAAAAGACGAATCTTGTAAGCATCTATCTTCTCACGTGGACGCACCTCATCTTTGGGAGAAAAGTCTATATTGACTTGCCTAAGACAACTCAATCCGAGCTCCTCTAAAAGTTTGGCGACATCGTCTCGAAAACTTTGCAACATGATAAGGCGATCGCCAGACTCTTGAAAAAGATCATACTTATTGCGCAACCCCATATCGCGCAACTTACGACCCAAAGACGTCTTAAACTCAACGCGAGAGATTCCCATAGCTGGACATCCAAACACTGCTTCCGATAACTCTAAAGGACGCAGTTTGTAAGAATGTATCACTCCTTCAGGCGTGACGTCAGCTAAATACTGCCTCATTGCCCTCACGCGAAGACTCTCAGTTGACGTATTCATCAAGTTGACATTCTTGAAAGTCGTAGTAAAACACGACGCCCACTCTTGGGCATCTGTTAATCCGCGCAATTTTCCAGGGGGGGCAAACTCACAATCCAATAGAGGTGCAACTTCATCGTAAAATCTGGACTTCTTAATCGTCGAATGGAAAGTTCTCGTCGGTCCCGGAAGAGACCCAATAGGACTAACGAAAGGAGAATTGATCGATCTCAACTCAGAACGCATAGACAACACTTCTACGGGCATACAACCCAACATGTGCGTGTCGACTGTTGGCGTTTCCTCTGCTCCGCAAAGAGCTTTGTACTCAGCTTGAGTAATCGTACATCCTCCGACGTACTGTCCTCCCCACGATTTCTTTCCATAACAAATTATGCCGCCGAAAAAACATCCCTGCTTACCACGACCAATAAACACTGACCCACAAAAACCGACTTCTCCGGCTTGTTGCCACTGGTAACTTTGATAATGCAGTCCATCATGTTCACTTATAAAAGAACTAGGGCTCGCTACAGAGTCCAACGTCCAATCTGGATTTATGATGGTAACATCCATCGCGGTGGCATCAATCTTCTCAGCAAAAAACTTATGCAACGGACTAGCATGTGGTCTAAAATAGTTCTTCAACAAAACATACTCTCTACCAGGAATGATTCGAACATCTGCATCTGTATAAGCCGACTCAATGTCATCTACCGTCAACGTAAAGTTAGAAAACATGGGGTTCTTATCACGCTGCAAATAATGGCGATTTATCATCACCCACTCGCAGTTTAGAATTACCACCAAACAATTCAATCTAAACGTCTTATCACCAATCGGAGTGCGAACAAAAGATTTTACAATCTGATTTCGCACCTTTTTGACAAGATCCTCGAATCCAACTCCATAGGTCTTGAGCTCAACAAATTTCAACTCCTCTTCACTCTTATTCCATTTTCTGGCGGTAGGAGCGTCGTAGTTGATTTCTCTCTTAAACTCAACGACTTTCATTGACTCAGGATCGACTTGGTGCGACATGATAGCATTGCCAAGCACACTCGACTTCGGCCTCATATAGGCATAAATAGCGGCTCCGAACGCAACGCTAACGAATAACGCAAGTTTTTTCCGATGACGCCGCACAAACAAATCTACCTTGGTGTGAAATCTCTTAAACCTAAGAATCATCATTCGCGCTTCATGGCCCGACGTTCGAGACGACAAATCAGTCACAGCATTCCAAAAAGTAGGGTGCTGACTAAGAGCGTTATCAAGAGCGGCTACGTACTTGTATACGATAGCCTCCCACAAACCTCGCGTCACATCCATGCCGAAACCAAAGACAGTAAAAAACACTGCCCAAAATATCGCTCCCCAGACGGCAGATCTCACATCTACGAAATAATCTTCAGACAACAACGTAAGTTCAAACTCGCGAGCCGATTCAAGGCAATCTTTAGTACGTGGAACAAAAAGTTCTGCTTCATTAACAACTGACATATGTAGAACTTTCGCAATTCCACATCCACAAATGTTAGCGGGATTCTCAAACTTATCATAATCCGACCTCGCTTTATCGAAATGGATAGCAGATCGATCAGCCACGTAGTCGAAAAACGATTTCAATCCCACATTCACTTCACTATCAGAGAAAGTTATGTACTTACCAGCACAAAGAACGTTAGAAACATTGAACTTCATAGCATCATTACGCAAAGCTTGCGTAGCGCCACTCAAATCTTTGAATTTTGCATTCTTGCCGCCCTTCGCAAGGGTGGCGCTGACTAACACACCATCTTCCAATCGTCGTTGCAACTTTTCTGTTTCACCAGGACACACGAAGTTCATGTTGTTTGACGTAATAATAAAGTACAATATGTCATTAAACACGCGCTTCTTGTCTTCGATGGCGGCAGAAGGGATACTATAGGGATAGGTATCTAAACCCTGCTGCAACACAACGTCAATAGGCATTTTGCTCTCCTTTGGAAAACCAGTGAAATCGCTGCGCAAATCGTTCAACAAAACGAAACGCGCTTTCGGATGAGCACACGTACTGGCCGGATACTTATCTTCGATATTGTACTTGATCACATCGCCCGTAAATCGCTCAAGTCCATGTGCTTTTGTAAGCATATTTATCAAACTATTCAAAACGATGGTCTTTCCAAAACCAGAAACGCCATTGATCCAAATGACCATTGGTTGCAGACGCGACTTATGAGCGTCTACGGCTTCCCCACGCTCAACCACATAATCGCGCAATTTCTGAACAAGACGTGAACTATCGGGAGTTGAAGTCCTGTATTCTTGTGAAGCAATCAGGTTTCTAGCGCGAGCGATTTTGGCCAGGATTTGCTCTTTCGTATCAATAGCTCCCGAATCCATAAGCAACTCAGAGGCATCTCGAACAAACTTAACATATCCGGGGACCTCAAACAAGTCCTTCCACGATCCGCTAGCAGCAAAACGCGTCAAACCAGCCATAACTGAACGAAATCCAGCTATCGCAATCGACAAAATATCGCTACCAGTTCCTACATTAGAAAAATCAACATAATGTGAAAATTGTTTCACTAGGAAGCTATCACCTACGAAATTAGCAGAAAATAAAACCACGACTAAAGCGAGAATCTTCCGAGTTGTTGGAGACTTCGAAATTCCTTCGGGGAGAAGTTCGTCTAAAAGACTACTAAATCCTCCACTGAGCATCATCGTGGCTCCTTCTTCTTCATTCTCCAAATGTTCAAAGGACACATGGTCTTTCAACTCTTCTATGTTCTGAAGTTGAACGATCTGGTAAAGATTGTTAAAATACGAGGCTTTCATTCCTACGCTCAAACCTATTCCTGTCCAATCACTATGATAGATTTTCCGAAAGAGGTCGGTAGCAAAACAAATTTCTTCAATCGTTTCCATCTCTTCCTGAAAAGCCAAACCAGTGCCCATCAGTTCAACGCGACGCGCAAGCTTAAAAACAACAAAGTTCCACAAGATATGAACGGCAAGACGAACTTGCCAGCTGAACAAATGCGACACAACGTGTCCCAAAGGCGCTATAATAGCTAAAACAAAGAAAAATGGAGAGAATGATCTATACCTTCTAAACTTTTCATAGATCTCCATAAAACCTAACCCAACGCCAAAACCTGGAATGATCTCCTTGGCCAGCTCCTCACTGAAAGGAGCAATATAATATACAACGACATCGGGACCATACCTAAGTATAATTTGGGCTTGAGCGACGCAAACTACGCTAACAGAAACCGCAACCACTGGATCAGTAAAACCCCAAAACAACAATGACGCAACGAGGTTAAAAACTTCGTCGAATCGGGCATGATACATCTCACTCGTGTACTGGACGACAAAAGTCGCTAAAAAACACGCAATGGCTGGGTAAGTAAACCGAGCATCAAACAACGACAGCACGAAAAGTGCCACCGCTTGTCCTGAATAACGCTCATAGAGCAAATAGGACAACGGTCTACTGCGGAAAATAGATCCAGGATCTAAATTAACCGGCTTTTTGAGAAATGAATAAAGCATTCCATCAGAAAACTTCTCGTCTCTGATTCGAAGGAGCGGTACCCCAACGGCTCCAACAAATAAAGTATCTAACCATTCATTCTTGGCGAGACCAAAAACGAGAGGAAATGCAATAGCAATAGACGATGAAAGCTCACCTTCCAAAAAGAGCATCCTACGCTCTTTTGAAGGCCATTCTTGCATTGCATGCAAGAATCTGACAATCTCTCTAAAACTACATAACACAGGGAACTTGAAGTGAAAATCACCAAAAACGGTGTATCCCTTCAACGTCACCACTTCGTGTTCTCGCACACAACGAGCAACAACCGTACGATTATATAATTCGGCTCCATTCACCGTTCGAAAACGAGAACTGGAAACTCGATCTATCTCAAAAGCATCGGGAAAGTGAAAACGTTTTGTACCCTCCTGATGGTACTTTCTCTTAACGGAAAAGTCCGTTGGCTTTTTTGGTTGAGTATTCAAAGGCATTGGGTCCATTCTTGATAAATTGACCCCCTGCCCATTAAACACTCTTCCGTTGGGAAGAGTTAAAAACGGGCGCCCACACATTAGTTACCATACGTTTATTTTAAAAGATATTGAAAAGAAAACGTTTAAAATAAAAATAACCATAGACACTGCTCGTCAGAGCGTGACAATTCATTTAAAAAGACGCGTCCAAAGGACGTGATCTAAATTTCGGAGTAAGCATATACGCACACGCAATACAATTGTAAATGCGCTAACGACAACACAAAGTCGTACTCTTATATTGATCCACAAAAACATGGTAATGTGTTCAATCTTTAAAAAGATTATGGTATGTGAGGGACATTTGATCTCTATGTCACCATAAAGATCCGGGGTATGAGAGGAGTTAGCATAATTAGCAACTGGATATCCTCGATTTTATTTATTCCAGTCACCACAAAAATAAAGCACTATTAAGCTTTAACCATCGTATAGGATAGATGGCAGCTGACAAACAGCAATCTCAAAAATCTTCTAATATTAAAGAGTTTACATTCAAGCTATCATAAAGAATCAAATCTCAAAAGAAATTTGTTCTCTTACTACAGCTCAGAAGGGTCTCAATAACAAATAGAATTCTAAGAGGAAACTAACATAGATTACGAAAAACAACAAAATGTTTGCTTGGGCAAACAAGACACAACGACATGATATCTATCTATCGCGTTGTGCCCCAAAAAACATCAACTAAACCAATCGAATAGAAATTGGTGGTTGAGTATTAAAATTCGCGCTTAAAGAACAAAAGCGCTACATAACATAAACACGTGTATCGAAATAACGACTACACTAATTCATGGTACATGAAAAAGAACGTACAAACTAGTACTAAGAAAAAGACCCGGAATCTAAC